CGATTCTAGTGATCGGTTAATGTATGAAGGCAAAGCACCAGAGCTTTCTGACACCAAGGCAGCTAGAATGCCAGCGTTTTTTGAACATGCAAATACAAACCTCCCAAAGTACGCTTAACTGGGGCAACCTAGAGAAGTACTTGGACGAACTTGACCAGCAGTTTCCAGATATATTTCCTGACTATACACTCTCCGATAAGGAGATTGCCTATCGAGCAGGACAAATCTCTATTATAAGATTACTTAAACAAAACTTATCGGATAAATAATCATGTGCGTAAAACAAGTCACCGATTTCATAGGTAATACAATCAATCAACTCTTTGGTGGTGGTGGTCCTGATCCAATGCCAGCTCCTATTGCCCCAACACCACCACCTGTACCCACTCAAACTATAACAGACCCTGTTGCACCACCACCTACACCTACACCTGGACCAATAGAAGAAGATGAAACAAAGCGTAAAGCTAAGTTAACTTCTAAGAAAGTACAGAAGAAGAAAAGATCAGCAGGTACAAGTCAGTTACAAACTAAGAAACCTGGAGCACCTACTGGTTTACGTGGCATTACTACTGGGCAAGGTGTTAACGTTCCTGCAGGTGGTACTACTGGTTCTGGTACAACCCCTCCTCCTCCTAAGAAAACTACTACATAATGAAAAAAGCACGGCAAAGATATAACGAACTATCCACTGACCGTGAACAGTTTCTTAATGTTGCGTATGAATGTGCAGAGCTAACTATCCCTACATTAATAATGAGGAATGAAAAGCCACCTGCATATGCTCAGTTTAAAACACCTTGGCAATCAGTGGGAGCCAAAGGAGTAGTCACCTTGAGTTCTAAACTCATGTTAGGATTACTCCCTCCCTCTACAAGTTTCTTTAAACTCCAATTAGATGATTCTAAATTAGGAGTAGAGATACCACCAGAGGCTAAGAGTGAATTAGATTTAAGCTTTGCAAAGATAGAACGTATGATCATGGAAGCTATTGCAGCATCTACTGATCGAGTTCAAATCTTTTCTGCAATTAAACACCTCGTAGTAACAGGCAATGCTTTGTTATTCATGGGTAAAGAAGGTATTAAGATGTACCCTCTTAACAGATACGTGGTGGAAAGAGATGGTAACGGTCAAGTAACAGAGATAGTTACAAAAGAGAAGATAGCTAGAGAGCATCTACCTCCTGGTATGGATATCAAACAACCTAATGAACCTATGGATGATTCAACATCCAGTCAAGGTAAAGATTGTGATGTCTATACTTGTATTAAATCAAATAAAAAAGGTTGGTATTGGTATCAAGAAGTCCATGATGTATTAGTACCTGGCAGTGAAGGTAAAGCACCTTTAGGTAAGAGTCCTTTCTTACCACTACGTTTTGTCACAGTAGATGGTGAAGACTATGGTAGATCAAGAGTAGAAGAGTTCCTTGGAGATTTAAAATCTTTAGAAGCATTGATGCAAGCCCTCGTTGAAGGTAGTGCAGCTGCAGCTAAAGTTGTCTTCACAGTATCTCCTAGCTCAGTAACTAAGCCACAGTCATTAGCACAAGCTGGTAACGGTGCTATCATACAAGGTAGACCAGATGATATAGGTGTAGTACAAGTAGGTAAGACAGCTGATTTCCAGACTGCTTATCAACTTGCTAATGTATTAGAGAAAAGGTTAGCTGAAGCTTTCCTTATTATGAATGTCAGAGACTCCGAGCGTACTACAGCAGAGGAAGTCCGTATGACACAGATGGAATTAGAACAACAATTGGGTGGCTTATTCAGCTTACTCACTATTGAGTTCTTAATACCATACTTGAATCGTAAGATGCATACTCTCCAGAGAAACAAACAGATCCCTACTGTACCTAAGAATTTAGTTAAGCCTACTATTGTAGCAGGTATTAATGCATTAGGTAGAGGACAAGATAGAGATGCACTTATACAATTCATAACTACGATTGCTCAGACAATGGGACCAGAAGCTATGATGAAATTCATCAATGCTGATGAAGCAATCAAACGTCTTGCAGCTGCTCAAGGTATTGATGTACTTAACCTTGTTAAGAGCATGGAAGAACAACAAGCTGAACAACAGCAAGCAATGCAAGCACAACAAATGCAATCACTTACTGATCAAGCTGGTCAATTAGCAGGTACTCCATTAATGGATCCTTCTAAAAACCCAGAAGCTCTTGAAGGAATAGGAGCTATGCTTGGCGGTGGAGGAGAACAAGCACCACCTCAACAATAAACTATGGCAACTGAAACACAAACATACACTTATGATCCATCACAGGATACTCTAATTGATGAGGCCAATGAAGCCCGTGATGCAGAGAATCTAGCTGTTGGTGAAAAGATGATAGCCGAGCAAGAGAATCTTCTTGCTGGTAAATATAAATCTACTGAAGATCTTGAGAAAGCTTACCTTGAATTACAAAAGAAACAAGGTGAGCCAGCAAAAGCTGAGACACCTGAGACAGAAGAAACAGTAGAAGAAGAGACAGAAACAGTTGAATACAATAAAGAGTTCTTTTATAATGAAGATGGTTCATTTAATTATGACAACACTGAAGAGCTTTATGGTAGTAAACTTAACTCTGTTTTTAAAGAAAACAATATAGATCTCTATGCAATGAATGAGCACTTCGCTAAAAACGAAGGTACTTTAAGTGAAGAGATGTATGCATCTTTAGCAGATGCTGGTTTAAATAAAGATGTGGTTGGTAGTTACCTACAAGGTCTAAGAAAAGATCTTGGTTGGGAGGCTGCTCCTGAAGCACCTAGTCTCAGTGAAGCTGAAGTCACAGCTGTACATAATATAGCTGGTGGACAAGATGGTTATAATCAGCTCATGGGATGGGCTAGTGAGAATATACCTGCAGAAGATATTAAAAACTTTGATGATGTCATAGAAACAGGTAACAAAGCAGCAGTAACATTCGCAGTAAAAGCACTTATGGGTCAATATGAAGACGCACAGGGAAGAGATTCAACCCTTCTTCAAGGGAAGAAATCTGCTCCTACAGAAATCTATCGCAGCATGTCTGAGGTAGTAAGAGATATGAACAAACCAGAGTATGAAACAGATGATGCATACCGTGATGATGTTCGTAGAAAACTTGAAATGTCAAACCTAAAAGTATAGTTATGCCCTACGGAAAAGGTACTTACGGAAGTAAGAAAGGTAGACCTCCTGTTAAAAAAGGTACTAAGAAGAAGTGAGTTACGTG